CTGCAGCGCGATTGATGTTGATCAGTACGCGCGAGCCATGACCGTGCTCTACAACATCTTCGATCAGGGCAGTCAAGGAAGCAGCGGTAGGCGCTGCACCATCGAGAAAGTCATAGTGCGTATGGGTTGACGCGGTAAACGTCTCGCCATTCGGCCCGTTGGGGATGCTAGCGCTATCGGCATTGACCAAACGCTTCACGGCAAGGTTGATCTGCGGGGCCTGGAATCGGTCAACCATGGTCACGTTCGCACTGTCAAAGATCGCCCGCTGCAATTCGCGGCGTGCCGCACGGGTATGCATCGATTGAATAGACAGAAAGGTGTTGGCGATCTGCTGTGGCGTGGACTGCAAGAAATAATCGCGCGTCCAACCGATATCCTTGACGAACTTCTTAAGCGGAAAGCCGACATTCGATCCTGCGCCGGCCTTCACCGCAACGCCGCGATCGTATTCGTCACTCTCAAGCATTTCGCCATCGGCCGATGAGCCATAGATGCGCTCGCGATCGGTGGAGGTTTCAGCTAGATCAGATACCATATCATCAAACACGGCATTGTAGGCGGCGAGGTCGCGCGTCAACGCATCACGAATTGGTTCTAGTCCAAAGTCTGTTGCGGTGGTGCTGGTGATCGACGCCAGATCCGCGACGGTGTACGTTCCTGTAGGCATTGTCGCGTCTCCTATGCGTCACGTGTTACGCGAATGTGCGTAGCACTGATTGAGCGGGCCACGCCTACGGCGTCACCCGTTGTGGCGGCAGTGTCGAGCCGGCCGGCGGTCGCGCCAATGAAATAGGTTGCGCCGGGGGTGAGGCCCGTGCCATACTCGAAGATGACGCCGCGCCCCCACAGGGTCACAGGCTCACCAATGGCATAGGTTTTGCCGGTAAATCCGTCAGTTTCGGCCGGCTCGGTTGCCGCCGTGCCATTGCTCATGTACACCTTGCCATCGCTGGCTTTGATGTAGCATGGCGCGGCAGTCAAAAGGGCTTCGCCGGCCACCAAGCCGAGCGAGGCCGGGATCTGGTTTGCGTGTTGTGCGCTGCGCGTCTCTACCGTGGTAGTCGTTGCTGGCGCGGTCAAAAGTGCCATAGATCAGACTCCTACAGCCCGCCAATGCGGGCGCGTTTCTCAGCTATGATGTCAGCTAGGCCATTACCAGCCGGCGCGGCGCTTGTGCGCCCGCCTGGAGGCGTTTGGCGGGGTGCGGGCGGTGCGGCAGCAAAGGACGCCGCCAACGCCTCAGCCTTGGGCAACCACGCAAAACGAGTGAGCATGTCACCACCGGGGTCAAGATCGCGGATTGCCTCTGGGAGTGCCTTTAGTCGCGCCTTGATCTGCCGCTCCATCTCAGCTTCATAGGCAGAGACACGCTCGGCAGTAGTGGTGTATTCGGCCTCAACCTGTGCGAGCCGTGAACCGCGCTCATTGGCAAGCTTTTCAAACTCACCTTTTTCAAGCGCCGCCTTTTCTTCGGTTTCGCGTCTGATCTTCGCCGCGCTGTCGTCTTGCGCCTTTTTGAAGTTGCGCTTCTCTTCGGCAAGGATGCGGTTCACATCCTCTTGCGTGAACTTGGGTGCCTCCACAGCGGGTGGAGTTGGCCCGGTCTGCGTGCCGCCCGTTGCCCCGGCGTCGGTCTGCTGCGCGCTTGCGGTAAGGTCTGACATTGATTGCCTCGTATTTGTGGACAATAAAAAACGGCCCAGCCGCGTAATGCGGTGGGCCGATGATCCCGTAGGATGATGGGCAGAATATCTTCAGTTAGGAATTAGTATAGCACGAATTGTCAAGAGCCGCGATCATTGCAAGTGTTGATAATCACGATTGTTGATAGTTCGATCAGGAAGCGCGCCACGATCACGCAACTCCGCTTCAATAAGCGCAAGCAAGCCGAGCAACAACCGGCGCATTGTTTGGAGTTTTACGACTGTCACGCCGACATCCTTTCCTTCATCGCCTCGGCTTGCTGTGCGCCATTCTGCGCATCCGCCTGTGTATTCGGTGCCACGGCATCCGCCTTGTCCTGCTGTGGCGTCTGAGGCGTGCTCACGTGCTGTTCTGCGGTAAGCAGCGGGCGCTTATTGAACTTATGATCCTCTAGTCCATCGCGGAAAGCAGCATCCGCCGCGTCCCGTCCATGCCCCGTGCCAAGGTCGAAGATTTCCAGCAAAATACCCCAGGATAAGGCGATCTTTTGCGCACGTATGAGCGCATCCTCAGTGAGATCCCTTGCCGCTTGGATCTTCTCTTCGGCGGGTTTACGAAGCTGCGCAACGGTTTCGCCGCTCTGCCCAGAGAGAAACCGCCCCGCCGTGGCTTTCAGTTCCGGCAACTTATCTTCGATGGCGTCAAGTTGCACCTTCGATTGTGCGATAGCCCCCACAAGATCAAGGTTGGCTACCAATGGTTGTGCGAGCGGCGGCGTCCCACCCTGCCGTTGGTCAACAAAGATCACTTTGCGCCCTGAGAAATCGAACTCTACAGGGGCCGCGCCAGCCGCTGCGATGAGCCACACCGTGCGAACTGTCTCATGCACCTGAATATCGGTGTGGGAAATCAGGCTGTTGTAGCGGTCAATTGCGCCGCGCGCCTTATAGAAGCAATTGCGCCCCCACTCATCGTTGCCCTGATCGTGGTAGCAGATAACGTAGGGGGTCACACCGAGCGCGTTGGGGTAGTCTGCGCCCTGTTCACGCGCATATTTATTAATATCCCCCACCGGCATCCCGTCAGCAATGAAGCCACCGATGTCGAAGGGTTGGACGATGCTGCCGTTGACCCTCCACGTCTGGATACGATCCTTCTCTAGCAGTTCGCGTATGGTATTGGGGTGCCCGGCTGTGATATACACGCGGCGCTTTGCGGGATCTATATCATCCCGCGCGACAATACGCAGCCCACACAGACCATACGTTGCTGGCATTCGGCAGATACGCCGCTTTTCAATATTGATATTCGACCATTCCCAGACTTGTGCGAGGGCTTCAGGCACCGCGCTATTCTCTGCTTCCGCGCGTATCTCATCGCCAAACGAGCCACCAAAGATATGCAAGTAGAGATCAACGACCTCTGAGACGGGGTTGTAGAGGCCGGATATATCCGCACTGTACGCATTCCCAAGCGCGGCATTGATCAGGTCACGTGATCCGCCCTCAGATGTCCTATCATACACATTGTTGTCAAAATACGCTTGCCAGAGATCGTAGACGGTGCGCCGCTCATCCCATACCCAGCCGGTTTGACCGAGCTGGCCAGTGCGAATGATTTGACCGAGCGCCTGAATGTAATTGGTCATAGTCGCTTTCCTGCTAGGGATTTGAGGGCGGATGCGTTCCAAGGAGTGAGCGCGAGCACTTCAGCAGCGCGCCATGCGCCCATGCCAGAAGCGACACAGGCATCTATTTTCAAAGCATGCGCCCGCTTCACAATGCGAATGTGGCCCGCCGTATCCCGCTTCTTATTCGCGTTCGCAATGTGGGCGCGCAACCCGTCAGCATCCGCCATGCGCTTATCCCATGCGACACGGCGCTGTGCGATGAGGTCATACCACGCTTTGTCGGATACGAGCCGATCCCCGCCCTGATTGAACTTCTCTACTGGAACTGTAATAGGCTTCGGCCCGCCCTCCGTTTGCGTCGTGAGCCGGCGCATCAGTTGACCAATGAACGCGCGGTCATAGGCGAGTTGCTGGATAGCAAAGCGCTTGCACAGGTCGCGCACTTCAGCCTCGATCGGCTCGTCTTTCAAGACAATTCCTGGCGCATCAGGCACGAAGATATGGCAGTAGCGAATAGCGAAGCGGGCTGGGTCTACGGGGTGGCGCGACACAATGACTAGGGGGAACGTGTCATCACTTTCACTCCCATCCATCGCTAAGATGCACGGCTCGTGCGGCCCAAGCGGGGGCAACTCTTCTTCACAGGCATCCCAAAGATGAATGTCTATAAAGGCGTCAACCTCACTCGCCTCAAATGCTTCGTCCGGTGTCTCGGGATATTCCTGCTTCATCATGGACGAATCTTCGGCATCTGCCGCAACGTCGGCGTACCAGGCGGCATCGCGGCCCGGTCTGGACTGCCAAGGCAGGAAGCGAAAAGCGAAGCGCGATACACCCTTCTGTGCGCGGGTCACGAGGTCGTGAAAGAGGTTGCCTGCACCATTCGCTGTGGAGAGGATGATCATTTTTCCTCCCCCGTCAATCGTGGGCTTCACAGCGGTATAGAGCTTCGATGCATTCTCATTCTTCGCAAACTCGTCTAGGATAATCAAGCTGGCGGTGTAGCCGCTGCCGGCTGATTTGCGGCTTGGCAGCGCATGGATAGCGCTGCCATTCTTCCACGCTATTTCCTCAGTGTTGCGCTTTGCGGTCGGATGTTCAGCCTTGATCGCATCCGGCAGGCGATCATACATCGCCTGAATCCGGCGCATCATTTCGTTTGCTTCTTCTTGCCCGATTGAGAATGTCAACACTAGGCGAGAAGGTTTGAAGAGACACAGCCAGAGTGCGTAGGCGCAGCAGAGCCACGAAATACCAAGCTGCCGCGCCTTGAGAATGAGCAAACGCGGCTCGGTTTCCATCGCCTGTAGCAACTCTTCTTGCGCCTCCCACAGCTTGAACGGCATCGTGCCCACGCCTTCGCCATGATCCTGTGCGTCGTCAATGATGATGCACTGATCGATGAATGCGGCGCAGTCGGTTGCGTAGATGGACGTGTTAATAACCCCGACTGCCTTACGACGTCGAAGCTCTAACTCAGCGGCGGCTTTGAGCTTAACCGAAGGAGCGTATTTAGCTTTCGAGAATTGACCTAAGCTCATCTTCCGTCATCTCTTCAAGCGGGCGATCTAATGTTAGTTCTTTGCGTTCAGTCGGCTTGCCCATGATGCGATCAACAAGGTACTTGATTGCGCCCATGTCAGGGGGCAATTGATACACCATAGGGACACCTAGGGAGTTATATTTTTCTACTGCCACGCCATCGGCTAGTTCCATGGCCTTATCAATAAGCCATGGAAGCCGATCCGCAATCATATTCTCAGCTTTTTGTATCTGCCCTTCAAACTTTTGGGCCTTGCGCTTTCGACCAGCCCCCGGTCGTGCGCCGCCTGTTCCTGCCATTGAAATCACCGATCAGAAATCATTAAAATCAATCAACTCTTAGGCTGCTTTGGTTCTTTCCACCCGCGCACCCGCACCGGATCGGGTAGCGCCACGCCACCTGAGTGCGTCGCCACAACGACCACGGCAGCGGCGAACTTCGTTAGCTTATTCCTTGCAGCATACGTGACCATCGCTTCCCATGCTGCTACCGTCGCCTCGTCAACATTGATCTGCCCACGCGCGCCGCCGGCCGTGTGCCGCT